AAGCTGTAGGCAGCCTACCCCGCACAGTCGCAGTCGGATGCGCCGGCAGCGCAGCGGATCGAGGCCTATTTCGAGGCACTGTCCGACGTGTCGATGATCATCCTCGACACAGCCCGGAAGGAAATCATCACCGGCAAGGCCCCCGAGTGCAGCGGGACATGGGCGCCGACCCCGCCCCAAGTGGCGACGGTCTGCCGCCGGCTGGTGGCCGACGAGCGACGGACGCTGGAGAAGATCGATCGCCTTCTCGCTGCCGAGCCCATCGCGGAAATCAGCAGGGACGAACGGAAACGCGTCGCTGCCGGCCTCGACCGGCTCAGGTTCGACCTGAAGGCGATGGCATGACCGACCGCATCACCCAAGCCGCCCGCTCCCGATGGGAGAGGGGACAGACCCGGATATCGGGCCGGTACGTCCACCTCCGGTGGGACGAACTGCGACCTGACATCCGCGATGCGCTGGTCGAGGAGATGCGCCTGACGGCGGCGGACCTCGATGCATCCGACATCGCCGCCGGCCTTGATGCCCTGAACACCCCCATCGTCGCCACCTGGCCCGAGGTCAGGGAGAGGCTGGGGCTGGAACCGAAGCGAGAGGAGGACTGAGATGGACGATACCGAAGCGACGCGCCTTGCTCGGTTGGCCGCGATGGAAGACGATTTTCCTGAGCGCATGAAGAACTCCGGGCCAGGCTCTTTCGGCTGCCATGAAGTTTTGGACCGGGCCTCGATCATCACGAATCTCGTCGGCGACTGGCTGCTTGAGCACCCGTCGATCGTCTTGAATGCCGAGTGGTTCCGGTTAGCCGACGAAGCCCAGACGAAGCTGATGAACCTGTATCAGGCCATCGGCACGAAGCACCTGTGAGGAGGACTGACATGGCCATAGAACCGCACAGGATCGAGGCAGCGATCCGCGAATATCGAGTTGACGTTGGGCAAAGGTGGACCGTGGAGGGCTGCATGAAGCGGGTGATCGAAGCCGCCTTCCCCGAGCTTGCCGCCGGCACCGCATGGGTGGCGCCTTGGGAAGTGACGGAGGGGATTCGGGACGCAATCTGGGGCGCCGTTATCCCGCTGCCGGAGAGCTCGCAGGAGGCCGACGAGATCGACGTATGGGCCGACGCCCGAGACGCCCATCTCTCCAAGGGAAGGACGATGACCATGGGTGAGTGGCAGGACATCAGCACGGCGCCGAAGGACGGGACGACGTTTCAGGCGCGCATCGCCGGGTATGGCGACCACAACATGATCGGGTGGGAATGGGGGCTGCGCGATGGCTCTGATCGCGATTGCGGTGGGTGGTTCTACGCTGGCGGGGATGATCCCCCCGACTGCTGGACTGATGGCGTCTGTTGGGCGGAGAACGAAGATGGCGTCCCGTCCGCGCTTCCTACCCACTGGCTCCCTCCCCCTCCGAACACAGGAAAGGGGGAAGGGGTATGAGCGAGCACGAGCGCAATCCGTTCGACGCGGAAACTCCCGAGTGGCAGCTATTCGAGAACATGATCGGCGCTCGCCGCGCTGCATCCGCCTTCGCTGGCGATGCAGCAAGGGCGCAGGCCAAGGCCAAAGAGCAGCGCGAGAAGGAAGCCCGGTTCCAATCGGCTCTCGACCGGCTGGCCAAGGACACCCCCACACCGTGAAGCGAAAGGCCCGCCGCCAGATGCTCGGTATCCGAGAGCCCAACGGTCGCCTCTCAAGGCGCGTCGTATACGCACGGGAACGCGAGGACATGAACGAGCGCGACGCTCAGTCCGTCGTCATCGCCGCCCGCATGCGCCACACCGGCCTCCCCGAGGCCGTCGTCAGCCTCAACCACGCCGGCCGTCCCAACGCCGGCACCGTCCACGGCATCATGTGCCTCCGGGGCGACCTCTCCCGCGAGCAGTGGGACGCAGCCGAGTGGTGGATCGGCAAGCGCGCGGCATGGCTCCGCGGCATCAACGCCCCGGGCCAGGAGACGGGCGCCGGCCCCGGCGGGGAGTTCGACCCCGACCGTCACGCCGAGTTCTGCCGCCTCGCCCGCGAGACATGGGCATCCGTCTGCGATTGCGTCCAGACAGCATCGACCGAAGCGCGTTCGCCCCTTGCGGCAGCCCTCGACATGTTCCTCGTTCGCGGGCATCACCTCGAGCACATGACGGGCGACCTCCGCCTCGCCCTCAACGCAATCCACAGGCGGTTTCTCGCGGGGCAGCGTCGGGCCGCTTGACGCGCCCCCCCGTTAACGTATACCCGTCAGGTACGTCACAGTCGACGATTTGCGCCTACCCGCGAGCCCTGCCACCCCGGCGGGGCTTTTTGCATTGGAGAACCACGATGGCGAAGAAACCCAAGAAGGGCGGCAAGGGCGGCAAGTGCTAGGCTCGCCGCATTGATACGCAATGCCATTCCAACCGGGACAAAGCGGCAACCCCAAGGGCAACCCGAAGCGCGCCAAGCTCTTCTCGCAGGCCCTGCTGACTGCCCTTAAGCGGACAGACGAAGAGAACGTCGAGGCGATCCAGCGCATCGCTGACCGCATGGTCAAGCACGCGATGACCAGCGAGCAATTCGACGTGGCCTGCGTCCGTGAAATCGCCGACCGCGTCGAGGGCAAGGTGCCTCAGGGCATCGGCGGTGATGACGACCTGCCGGACGTAGGACTCCGCATATCTTGGATATCACGATCCCGTACGACCCCCGAGACGAGTTCCTCGGGTACCACGACAGAACCAAGCGCTGGGCCTGCATCGTAGCGCATCGCCGCGCCGGCAAGACGGTCGCCTGCATCAATGATGCGATCAAGCGGTGCCTTGAGTCCGACCGTCCCGATGCTCGCATTGCCTACGTCGCCCCGTACTACGCCCAGGCCAAGGACATCGCCTGGTCTTACCTCTCGCATTTCTCGGCGCCGATCCCGGGCATCCAGAAGAACGAGAGCGAGCTTCGGATCGACTACCCGAATGGCGGGCGCATCCGGCTCTACGGCGCGGACAACTACGACCGCATGCGCGGCATCTACCTCGACGGCGTGATCCTCGACGAGCCCGCACAGATCGACCCCCGGGCATGGTCCGAGGTCATCCGGCCGGCGCTGTCGGATCGGCAGGGGTGGGCGACATTCATCGGCACGCCGAAGGGGCACAACGAGTTCTTCAAGATCTGGGAACGGGCAAGGACCGAAAGCGACTGGTACGCGCTGATGCTGAAGGCGTCGGAAACGAGCCTTCTCCCGGAATCCGAGCTGCTCGACGCTCGCAAGACCATGAGCGAGGACGAGTACCAGCAGGAGTACGAATGCTCGTTTGATGCCGCGGTGAAGGGCGCCTACTACGCGGTCGAGATGGCCCGTGCCCGTTCCGACCGGCGCATCACGAAGGTGCCGTTCGACCGATATCTGCCGGTGATGACCAGTTGGGACCTTGGGTTCACCGATAGCTCGGCAATCTGGTTCATCCAGGCGGCGGGCAACGAGGTCCACCTGATCGACTACTACGAGGCGGACTCAAAGCCCCTCAGCCATTACGCCGACGTGCTGGCGCAGAAGCTCGCGGGGTGGGGCGAGGGCGCCCGCTACGGCGACCACTATCTGCCGCACGATGTGCAGGCGCACGAACTGACGGTCGGCCGCAGCCGCGTCCAGACGCTTCGCGACCTCGGTATCGAGCCGACTGTCGTGCCACAGCACAACGTCAACGACGGCATCAACGCCGTGCGCCGCCTCTTCGATCGGTTCTGGATCGACGAGGAGAAATGCGGGCGAGGGGTTGAGGCGGTGACCCTCTACCGCCGGGACTTCGACGAGAAGAGCAAGATGTTTCGGGACCGGCCGCTGCACGATTGGGCCTCGCACGGCGCGGATGCGCTGCGGTGCTTTGCGGCAGGCTGGTACGGCAACGACGCGAGGCCGCAGGACAACACCGTGGATCGCCATCGCAGGCGTCTCTACGGCAAGAACAGCAGCGCGGGATGGATGGCGGCGTGATGGAAACTGTCGCCAAGCCGACGATCCCGTCCTCCGGTGACCGTGGGCGCTACACGATGGCTCAGGGCCGCGCGGCAGCCGCCCGGGTCGCATGGCATTTGCCGGAAGAGCGCACGGACCTCTCGGCTCACTACCAGTTTCGAGATTTCAACACCGTGCTCGCCGTGGCGATCAAGCGCCTCAACGAGCCGGTGCTGACCGAATGGTTTCAGGAATCGGAACACCCCCTGACGGGGGCCGCGCTTGACGACTTCGCGCAGGCTGGATTGCGGGCGGCATGATGAACATCGAAGCCGGCAAGCCCGTCCCCGAGACCTACAAGACGTGGTTCAAGGCCGACCTGCGCCATGCGTCCGAATGGCGGAAGGACGCGGCTGTCGATTTCGACTATCGCGAGGGCCGGCAGTACAACGACACCGACAAGCAGAAACTCGAGGACGAGGGCCGGCCGCCGATCGTCTTCAACCGCGTCGGGGCCATCATCGACGCCGTGAGCGGGCAGGAGATCAGCAACCGGCAGGAAGTGCGGTACATCCCGCGCGTTGGTCGCTCGGCGAAGTCGCCTGCCGATGCTCCGCCGGCCATGGGCCACAACGGGGGTCCTCCGATGGGCGGGCCGCCTGGCATGGCACCACAGCCTCCGCCGATGGAAGACACAGGCGGCGATATCGAGGCGACGGAGCTTCTGACCTCGGCCGCCCTCTGGTTCCGTGACCAGGCCGATGCCGACGACAACGACAGCGAGGCCTTCCGGGACACGATCACCGCGGGCATGGGCTGGACGGAAACCCGCCTCGACTACGAAGACGAACCGGACGGCAAGTTGCAGGACGACCGTATCGACCCGTTCGAGATGGTCTGGGACTACAACGCCCGCAAGAACAACCTGATCGACGCGACGCGAGTGTGGCGCGTGCGCTGCCTGCCGATTGCGGACGCCCGCGCCTTTGTCGAGAGCTTCGGCATCGAGGTGGGCGACGAGGACTTGCACGCCGAATGGGCCGCCAACGCGGTCTGGGACGGCAAGAGCGAGCCGACCTCGTCGGACAGCCCTCGCGACCGTCTGGCGGGCCGCAGGGGCACGTCGGGCGAACTGCAAGAGGCCGTCATTGTCCATTGCCAGTGGGTCGAGCGAGAGGACGCGTGGCGCGTTCCGATCCCCGGCGCTCCCGGGCCTGACGGAACGCCTGGCAAGCCCACGCCGACCGACATGAACGCCGAGGAATACGAGGCATTCAAGAAGCAGGGCGAGCAGCACGGCGTCGTTATCGACGAGGAAAAGGAAAAGGTCCTCGGCATCCGCAAGCGCAAGCGCAAGGTGCGCTATCAGGCGTTCCTCGGCAATGTCGTGCTCAAGGTCATGCCGACCGCCTGCCCGGACCATTTCAACTTCAAGTGCATCACGGCGAAGCGGGACCAGAAGACGGGCCAGTTCTACGGCCTCGTCCGCAACATGCGCGACCCGCAGGCGTGGTCGAACAAGCTCTACTCGCAGATCCTGCACATCATCAACTCGCAGGCCAAGGGCGGCATTCTCGTCGAGCGCGGGACGTTCGACAACGACAACGAAGCGCAGGAGTCGTGGGCGCGCTCGGACCGCATGACGTTCGTCAAGCAGGGCAAGCTGAGCGGGGCGAACCAGTCGTGGGCTGCCAAGCCGGTGGCCCAGACCCCGCCCGCGCTTCAGTACCTCATGGAGACGGCGAGCGGCGCAATCCACCAGGTATCCGGCGTCAACATGGAACTCTTGGGGATGCGCGAGGCCGATCAGGCCGGCGTCCTCGAATACCAGCGCCGGCAGGCGGGTCTTACGATCCTCCAGCCGATGTTCGACAACCTCAAGGCCTATCGCCGAGAGCAGGGCGAACTGATCCTCTGGTACATCCAGAACGACTTGAGCGACGGACGATTGGTCCGGATCGTCGGCAAGCAGCAGGCCGAGTTCGTGCCGCTCGTGAAGCAGGCGACGCTGGAGTACGACATCATCGTCGATGACATGCCGACCTCTCCGAACCAGAAGGAGAAGAACTGGCAGATCATCACGCAGATGCTGCCGGTCATCAAGGACATGCTGACGCCGGAGGTCATGCTGGCGCTGGCCGAGGATTCGCCTCTCCCGAGCGCGACCATCCAGAAGCTCCAGAAGCTGCAAGAGCAGGCCTCCCAGAGCCCGGCGGCCCAGTTGCAGGAGAAGATGGGCCAGCTTGAGGCGATGGTCCTCGAAACCAAGGCGCAATTGCAGGCGGCGCAGGCGGAGAAGGCCAAGGCCGATGCACAGAAGGCCCTCACCGAGCAGCCGGCCGACCCGAATGCGGAACTGGCGATCAAGGAAGCCGAGGCGACGGGCAAGCTGCAACTGAAACAGCAGGAGATGGCCGCGAACGTCGCCATGAAGCGCGAGGAGACGCAGGCCAACATCGCCCTCCAGCGGGAGAAGATGGCCGGCGATCAAGCGATCAAGACGGCCGAGTTCCAGCAGAATGCGGCGCTACAGGCCCAGAGCGCCGCGCAGGACATGGCGATCCGGGGACGGACGGCCGAGGCCGACCTTGCCCTCCGTGAGCGCAGCACGAGCGCCGACATCGCGCTCAAGGACAGGCAGGCCAAGGCGGCCATGAACCGGCCGAAGCCGGCGAAGTAGGAGACACGACATGCCCGTGAGCGGCCCGAGCAAGAACATTCTTGCTCTCGACAACTATGTGAAAGCGGTCCCGTTCGACCGCGCAGGCACTGTGTACTCGGCCACGTTTTCGGCTGTGGGCGTGGCTGCCGCCCAAGATGTGTTTGAGATTACGGCGGGCGCCGCAACCACGGTTTTCGTCCGGGAGGTCCGTATCGGGCAATATTCGGATGCCGGCGATGCCGCCGCCGAGATGCTCTCGCTCCTGATCATCAAGGGCTACACGGTTTCCGGCTCTGGCGGGTCGTCTGTCACGCCCGCCCCGATCGAAGGTCACGGCGCGACCGCCGTGTCTGCCGTCGAGGCGAATAACACGACGGTCGCCAACACGGGAACGGCGCTGACGCTCATCGCGGACAGTTTCAACGTCCAGGCTGGGTTCTTGTACCAGCCAAACCCGTCCGATCGCATCCGATTGGCTGCGGGCGAACGTCTGGTTGTTCGCATAACGGCCCCTGCGGACTCGCTGACGACCAACGGCACGCTGATTTTTGAGGAGATCGTCTGATGAGCGCGATGCACAGCGCACTGGTCAAGGCGACACGTGGCCTTGACGCCATGCTCAAGCCGTTGGAGGCGTTGCAGCCCCTGCGGGATGCGCTCGGCGAGGCCCTAACCGTCGAGAAGTACCTTGATGAGCAGCGCGCCGCAAAGTCGCTCATGGCCGATGAGATCGCCGCCCTCACCGCGCAGTTGGGTTCGGCCAGAAACGCCGCTGCCATAGCGCGAGGCGAAGCGGACGCCATCGTGGCGGATGCGAAGGCCAAGGCTGACGGGATCGCGGCGGACGCCAAGGCCGACGCGGAGCGCATGACGGGCATTGCCCGGGCGAAGAGCACCGAGGCGATGAAGGTGCTCGAGAGCGCCCATGCGAAGGCTGCGGGGATTGTTGCGGCTGCCGTCGCCGAAGCGGACGGCAAGCGCGAGGAAATCGCCGCACTGACCAAGGAACTCGCCGACCTTCACGCCAAGGTGAGGCAGGCCCGTCAGGACGCCACGCGAATCCGCGAGGCACTGTCGTGAGGTATCGCAGGCGGCGTCGGTTCCCGGTCGCCAGTGTTCTCGGGGCAACGCCGGAAGAGTCGACTGGCGCCGGGTTCTTCGGCGACCGCTATTTCGCCGCCCGCTACATGGCCAACCGCTATTTCGCGTGAGGACTAGATGCCCAAAAGCACGTCAACCTGTAACAATGTCCTTGCGCTGATCTTCAACGCGACGACGTGGAACCTGATAGCGGAAAACGACAGCACCTCGCCCGCTACCAACCTCTACCTGTCGCTGCACACCGCTGACCCAGGTGTTGGCAACGACCAGCAAACCAACGAGACAGCGTACACCAACTATGCGCGCGTCGCGGTGGCTCGTACCACCGGCGGATGGGACGCGCCCTCCGGCGGAGCGACCGCCAACGCCGCGCTCGTGCAGTTCGCTCAGTGCGGCGCTTCGGGCGCTACCCTGACGCATGTCGCCATCGGCACCAGCTCCAGCGGAGCGGGGACGGTGCTCTATGCTGGCGCGTTGTCATCGTCTCTTGCGGTAGCCAACGGCATCCAGCCGCAGTTCGCGGCCGGCGCGCTGGACGTTACAGAGACGTAGCCATGCCAGAGTCGGCCACGCCCCGCCAAGTGATTGCGTGGCTGGTCGCCGTGGGCCGGCGGTCGCGGTCGTGCTTGACACTGCTGGCGTCAGGTATGTCGAAGAGGCCGCCGAAGCAATCCGGCAACTGACGGGAAGCGAATGACATATTTCACATGCAAGGCGTGCGGGAAGCCGGTCAAGGTCGAGCATGGCAAGGTGGTGCGCACTGACTGCGCTCCGTCGTGCGACGCGCCCGTGATCGCGCACATGAGGGCGTCTGCGACCGGCGAGGGCGGCGTTCGATGAGTTTTGCGAACGTCGCGGCTTTGGTTGATACTCAAGTAGCGGGGCGCGAGAAGTATATTTCCTATCGCAAAGTCCCGGCGGTCGTGACCGGCGCGGGCACTTGGTACGACTACAGCATGGCGCCGGGCAACCCTGCCCCGCAATACTATGCGGCTGCCCCCCTCGCTGCACAGGTGCTGTCGCGGTCGGCTGATGGCGGCATCCAGCACGGGGGCAATGTCTCCCCGGCCAGCAAGTTCTTGCGGCGATGGACGGCGATGGCGGTGGCGGCGGCAGGCGTTCCGCAGCGGCTCTATCTGCTCGACTACCTCATGTTCTACCCGTTCGTGGACATGGGCACATCGGACGCCCAGACGCTCGACAACACGCAAGCCCTGACGCGCTACACGGACGGCAAGGGCGTTCAGGTCATGGCGGTACTGGTCGCGCCGCACGGGCTGGCCGGCGACACGTTCTTTTGCACATACACCAACCAGGACGGCGACACTGGCCGGGTAACGCCGCTCCATACGATGTCGACGGCCATATCGGTCAACGGCACGATCCTGACGACGCAACAGACGGGAACCGGGCGCTTCGGCCCGTTCATGGCCTTGCAAGACGATGACACGGGCGTCCGCTCAATCCAGTCTGTCCAATGCACGGCGGGGACGGATGTGGGGCTGTTCACTCTGGTGCTGGTCAAGCCGCTCGCCGAGTTGACCGTGCGCGAGATCACGGCCCCGAGCGAGATAGACCCCTACCTCATGTCGGGCGGCAAGCTGCCGCAGATCGTCGACGACGCCTACCTGAATTTCATCAGTTGCCCGAATGGCTCGTTGACCGGCGTCCCCCTCTTCGGGGACATCACTTTCGCGTGGAGCGCCTGAATGGCCGGCTTTACCAGCCTCGACGACCTCATTTCCGAGATGACGGCCAACGGCAAGTTCATGCGGAGTGACTGGAACAAGCTAACCCATGCTGTCGGCACCCAAGCCGCCGGCACATGGTATGCGCTGCCCCATGCGACCGGCAATCCGGGCGCGATGACGCTCGGCGTCGTCGGCACCAACCTTGCCTTCCACGCTGCCCACGATCGCCTCGCGGGCGCGATCCAGCACGGCCGCGACGTGTCGCCAGACACCAAGCACATCTTGAACGCCAGCGCATTCAGTGCGGCGGCTACCACGATGCCGGCCATCTTCATGCTCGTTGACCTGATCGGCTGGTATCCGGTTAACACGCTCACCACCACCGGCAACCAGGCCTGCATCAGCTCGCGCACTTTCACGGCTGCCGTTGACGATACGATCACGCTGGCGGCTGGATGGGACATGCAGTCCTATACCCCGGTGCGGCTCACCAACTCCGGCGGCGCGTTGCCAGCCGGTCTTTCTGCTGGGACGACCTACTATTGGTCGCGTCTGTCGGGCACGACCGGCAAGTTCTGCACGTCGCTCGCCAACGTGGACAGCGGCACTTTCGTGGATGTGACGGACGCAGGCACCGGCACGCACACGGTCACTCTCTACATTGACCGCGCGCCAACCGACGGCGCGGGCGTTCAGGCATTCATCACCCCGTCCGTGGCGCTCGGCGCCGGTACGCCGAACATCCAGCTTACCTACACCGACCAGTCGGGCAACGCCGGCAACACCACGCCGACCACCTTGCCGATTTCCAACGCCACCGCCCCGATCGGGCAGATCGAATATAGCGGCACGGGCGCGGGCAAGTACGGGCCGTTCGTGCCTCTTGCGGCGGGGGACAGCGGCATCCGGCTTGTCGAACAGTTCAACTACAACGTCACACACACATCGGGCACGACGAATGTCTGCCTATGCAGGCCGCTGTTGACTCTCCCGATGACGACGGTTGGCGTCGCCGCCGAGCGCGATCTTCTGAACCAGATGCCGAGCCTGCCGCGCGTGTACGACGGCGCGTTCCTGACATGGCTCATGTATGCCGGCGCGGCCACGCCAGTCACCAGCGGCTTTTTTGGGCACCTCGATTTTGCGTGGGGATAGCCCGTGCTGATCGGCAACTTCAACGTCCTCTCGAAGCATCCCGGTCGCGACATCGGCGGCGGCGCGTCCGGGCTTGGCTACGGCTTGGGGCACATGACCAAGGCTGGGCGCGGCCGGTTCACCAACGACGCATGGGAGCCGAAGTCGGGCGTTCCTGATGGCTACCGCCCGCCCTATTCGTGGATCATCCCGCTCACGGCCGGGGCGCTCTCCGCGCGCAACAGCCTCATCGGCGAGGGCGATTTCGCGGGGGCCATCACGGGCGGCAAGAACGCTGCGGCGACGCTGGCTGGTTCGGGCGCACTTGCCGGCACGGGGCAGCTTATCATTTCGATGCTTGCGTCCCTGTCGGGCGCAGGCGCGGTGTCGAGCGCAAGTTTGCAGGCGTTCCTGCAACTCGCCGCAGCGTTGTCCGGGACAGGTTCGCTTGCGGCTGTCGCCACAGGCAAAGGCAATATCCTCGCCGCGCTGAACGGGACGGGCGACGCGGACGCCACGGCAACGGCCAAGGGGACGCTGGCGGCAGCCATCACGGTCACGGGCGATTTGCTGACGACGGCCAACGTCGCGGACGCGATCCTGGACGACGCGAACGCGGTGGAAACCGGCCTTACGGTGAGGAACGCGCTTCGCCTGATGGCGGCGGCCTTGGCGGGTGAACTGTCAGGCGGCGCGACGACAACGATAACGATCAAGAACGCGGTGGCCGGCGACAAGGACCGCATTGAGGCCACGGTGGACGCCAACGGCAACCGCTCATCGGTGACGGTTGACCTGACGGACTAAATTCGCACGGTGCCGGCGTCATGGCATCAAATCGCCTGCCTGAGCGTCAGACGGCAAGGAAGTGAATGACCGACCTCAACGAACTGCTGAGAGACTTCAAGGACAAGCGCCTTGCGTACAAGGAGATCAACCGGGCGGCGCATGAAGCGCTGATGGACGGGATCGTGGCCGAGATCGAGGCGCTGAAGGCCGAGAAGCGCGGCCCCGGACGGCCCCCGAAGCCTGAGGCAGCGGCATGACCGACCACAAGAACGGGATGCTCGACGACATCGGCGCTGACGACGCCCCGGCCCCCGAAGCCACCGCCGCCGAAGCCCCGCAGATCGACGCTGGCGGGCAGGGCAACGGACCAGAGGCCGAAGCCCGCACCGAGGGCGACGGCAAGCCTGAGCGCAAGGACACCCGTCCTGACGGCTATGTCACCAAGGGCGAGCGCGACCGGATCGCCAGCGAGCTTCAGGCCGAGCGCCAGCAGCGCGCCCTGTACGAGGACCGCTTCAACAAGGTCGTCGAGCGGTTCTTCAGCCAGCAGGGCGACCAAGGCCAGCAGAAGGCGGCCGAGCCCGACTACGGCCCGGACCCCGACGTTGACCCGATCGGCGCCGTCGCATGGATGCGCGGCAAGATGCGCGAGCAGGCGGAGCAACAGGCCGCCTACGAACAGCAGACCGCGCAACAGCAGCAGCAGAACCGGCAGTGGCAGGAGGCCTATGCCGCGGCCGGTGCGCAGTTCGAAGCCGCCAAGACCGCCGAGCCGGCACTACAGGACATGTACGACGGGCTCCGCGTCTCCTACGCCCGCGAGTACGAAGCTCTCGGATATCCGATGGGCCAGATCGCCCAACTGGTCGCCCAGCAGGAAGCGCAGATCATCCAGTGGGCGCACGCCAACCGCATCCCGATTGCGCAAGCGATCAAGAGCCTCGCCGGCTCGCGTGGCGTGGTGGCACAGGCCACCACAGACCAGCGCCCGCCCCCGTCTCAAGACCCGGAGACGGGCCGGTTCGTCGCGGCCGATGCCGACAAGGCCAACCGCCAGCGTGAATCCCAGGAGCGCAACGCATCGCTCTCCTCGGCCCCCGGCGCCCCGGTCAAGAAGATGACCGGAACGGAACTGGCGAAGATGTCCGAAGAGGACATGTGGCGACAGTTCGACAGCGTCGGCCGCAAGGCCGGCTCCAAGCAGTTCGACCGTGAAATGGGCTTTCGCTAGCCCGCACTCGCCTACCTCGCAGCCCTGAGCGTCAGACGGGCACGCCTACCGACTACCTCGCCCTAGCCCAAGCGTCAGCGGGCTCCTCGCAGCCGAAGCGTCAGACGGCACCAACCGAAAGGACCAACCCCCTCAACCTCCCGCGAGGAGAAAGCCGCTATGGCTAACACCACCTTCGAAACGAGCGACGCCCTTACAGTCAAAAAGTGGGCGGGCAAGCTCGGCTACGATGTCGTCTACCGCACCGAACTCTCGTCGATGATCGGCGAGGACGAGAACAGCATCATTCACATGAAGAATGAGCTGTCCAAGGGGCCGGGCGACCAGATCACCTTCCCCCTGATGAAGAAGCTCACCGGCGCCGGCTTCACGACCCGAGAGGTCGCGGAAGGCAACGGCGAGGCCCTGTCGCTCTACAGCGACGCGCTCAAGATCAGCGAGCTGGGGCACGTCGTCTCCATCCCGAACGAAGGGCGCTCGATCGACACCCAGCGCATCCCGGTCAAGCTTCGTCAGGCGGCCAAGAACGGCCTCCAGACGTGGATTGCCGAGCGCATGTCGCAGACGTTCTTCTACCACGCCTGCGGCTACACGCCGATCAACGCGTCTGGCGGCAAGTACAACGGCCACAACACCGTGACCGCGCCGACCTCGGGGCGCCAGGTGTGGCGTGCGGCGGGCAATGGCGAGACCAATGCCGCGGACCAGGACATCGAGTCCGACGACGTGATGACCCTCAACATGATCGACCACATGCGCGAGATGGCCGTTACGGCTGCCTCCCCGCTGCGGCCCATCAACATCGAGGGCAACTACGAGGCCGGCGGCACCGACATCAGCGGCGGTCGCTTCGTCCTCTACGTTCATCCCTACCAGGCCACCGACCTTCGCACCTCGACGGATACCGGCCAGTGGCTGGATATCCAGAAGGCCGCGATGATGGGCGGCCAGACGAGCAAGAACGCGATCTATTCGGACGCGCTCGGCGAGTACAACGGCGTCATCATCAAGGTCGCGAACCACGTTGCCCAGGGCGTCAACTCGTCCACCAACGCGGCGATCACGACCGTGCGCCGTGCGGTCCTCCTCGGCGCCCAGGCGGTCTCGCTCGCCTACGGCAAGGACGGTGGGCCGACCACCTACAACTGGAACGAGGAGCTTCTGGACCACAAGCGGGTCCTCGAGGTTTCGACCTTCTGCATCTGGGGCATGAAGAAGAACGTGTTCGATTCCGCTGACTTCAGCGTGATCGTCGGTTCGACCTATGCCGCCGCCCACACCACCGGCTAAGGAGTGACCTGACCATGGCTACCAACACCGCCGGCAGCGCCGGCTACCGCGCCCAGGCCACGAACGGCCCGTCGTGGATTCGGTACAAGGTCCAGTACAGCGACTGGACCGGCACCAACAACGATCGGCGCACGGTCGGCGTCCTGCCCCCGAAGTCGATGGTGATCGGCTCTCTGAGCCATGTCTGTGTCCGTGCCGGCTTCACCGACACGACCGGCGATGACCTCGACATCGGCATCCTCGGCGGCGACGACGACTGGTTCGGGTCGGGCCTCGACGTGAACACGAACGGCACGCTGCTCACGCTCGACGACCTCACCGACACCGAGCGTTACTCGGCATCGGAGCGGACTGTCACCGTGAACTTCACGACTGCCCCGACCGGCGACGGCACCGCGGGCGAGGCGTGGATTCAGGTCGGCTATTTCGTCCTCGAATAGCCAACGAGGGGCGGGCTTCGGTCCGCCCCTTTCCCTTTCGGCATGACGGCCAAGCCGTGACCCCCAGGAGATTTGGTTATGCCCACCCCCACCGGGACCGTGAAGCAGTTCAAGCGCCAGCGCATCCAGCTTTCGAGCCTCGACCCTTTCGAGGCCGTGAGTGTGCGTTGCGTCGCCCATACCGGCGGCATCCCCGCCACGCAGACGACGGACGGCAACGACACGACGCCGGCCACGACGGAGACGTACATCGCCGAGGTGTTCGTGCCGTGCCGGTCGACCATCACCGGCATCGCCTTCCTCAACGGCACCGTGGCGACCGGCAACCTCAACGGCATCCTCTTCAACAAGGACGGCGTTGTTCTCGCCTCGACCGGCTCGACCGCGGCATCGGGCACCGACGCCTATCAGTCGATCCCGCTCTCCGCTGCCTACACGGCGGAGGGCCCGGCGACCTACTACGTCGGCCTCCAGTGCTCCTCGATCTCGATGCGCATCAACACGCACATCCTCGGGCGCTTCGGCGCGTCGAAAAAGACGGGCGAGACGTTCGGCACCGCGACCAACATCACCCCGCCGACGACCTTCACGACGGCCCAAGGGCCGATCGCGAGCCTCTACTAGGTCTGGGGTCGGGCGATGACGACGCTCGCGGTTCTCCGCTCGACAATCAGCGACGACCTCGCCCGGCCTGACCTCACGACACAGATCGACGCGGCCATTCTCCAGGCGATCTCCTACTATCAGGAGGAACGCCTGTTCTGGATGGAGACGCGGGCCAGCACCTTCGCCACGGTCGCGAGCCAGTACGCCTATACCGAGGCGGACAGCGCGACCATTCCGCTCTGGATCAAGGTCGACGACGTGCTCCTCGAGGATGCGGGCGGCATCAGCTACGGTCCGCTCGAACGCCTTGAGCAAGTCGAGATGGAACGACTGCTCGATAGCAGCGCCTCGTCCAGCCGGCCCGATGCGTGGTCCTGGTACAACGACACGTTCTATCTGCACCCCATCCCGGATGGTGTCTACACGGTGCGCCCGCTGGGGCAGGCGACGGTGGCGGCGCCCTCCAGCGACAGCGAGCCGAATAACCGCTGGATGCGACAGGGTTTTGAACTGATCCGCTGTGCGGCCAAAGGCTACGTCTTTCTCCACACGATGAAGGACCCGGACCAAGCCACAGCGATGGCTATTTCGGCTGAGCGCGAGCTGGGGCGGCTTCGGCGCGACACGTCGAAGCGCACGGCCACCGGCCAGATCTTGGCGACGCAATGGTGAACTTTCCGGCCTTCCGCCCGGATGCCTACAGTATCGGGACGGGCTTCGCGCCTGACGTGAGCGGCGTCCTGCCGGCTGCGGGCGGATGGGGGCCATGGGCGGCGCTTGAGGCCCTGTCGGGCGCTGTGGCGGCCGCAGTGCGGGGCGCATTCATCGGTCGGAC